ACTAATGTAAAATATCCTTGCTCTGATAATATGTATATATTTTTAGAGTTTGCTATGGATTGCTTGGTAAATCCTAGTTCTAAAAGTGGGTCGGTAGTATCGACCGAGTTTTTTAAATCTAAAATATCAATACCTTCTTCAAATTCATCAATATTTTCATTTATCAATTCATTTATTCTTTTTAGATCTACTTCGTGTATTTCAGCTATCGTCTTTGCTAGTACAACTTTTTCACTTTCTCCAAATCCACCTTCTATAACTGGTATTTTTTTACCTAAAAATTCTTGCACTCCAGTTATTTCGATTTCTGTTTGCGCTATTGCTAAACTTGTCATTTTTTTCTCCTTTTGTATGTATTTTATTTTTTTAATTAGAAAAAATATTTTTAACTTGCACCTTTTGTGTTGCTTAGTTCTGTAAAAAAAATTTCTTCTATACTTTTATCAAAATAATTAGATATGGTTCTAGCTTCTTCTAATGTAAATTTCCTTTCACAAATTTCTTTTTTGTGATATGAATTTCTAGAAATACCTAGTAAATGTGCCATATCCTCTTGTTTTAAACCTTTTGTTGCTCTTAAAGACTTTAACATATTAGATAAAGACATACTATTCTTCCTTTCTGCATCTTTTCTGTTGCTCTATGATTATATTATATGCAACACAAACGATAATTACAAGACTTTTTTCAAAAAAAATAAAACTTTTTTCATCGTTGTTGTTGCTTTATGTTTTTTTTACGTTGCTTTATTGTAAAATAACAATACGGAGGTGTTGAAATTTGAACGAAAAATTTGGAAAAAGATTTAAACAATTGAGAGCAGAAACTAAGTTAAAACAACAAGATTTTGTTGATTTATTTAACAGTAAATATAATTTTAATTTTACAAGACAAGCTATATCACTTTATGAAACTGGTAAAAGGATCCCTGAAATAGATGCATTAACTTGTTTCGCACAATTTTTCGATGTATCTGTAGACTATCTCCTTGGAAGAACGGATGAAAGAAATTTAAATAAAGAAACACCTAAACTAGATCCAGGTATAAAAACTATAGCTGCACATAGAATTAATCCGTATGAGGATATTTCCGAAGAGGGTATTAATAAAATAAATGAATATATAGAAATGATAAGGATAATGGAGCAAAATAAAAAATAGATAACATATTATAAAAATTGAAGATATATATGAAAATGATTGAAATGATGTATAAGAATAAAAAATAACATAAGTTTTACATGATGAGGAATACTTAGTATGAATGAAATAATTATACAAATGCCTAAAAATATAAATGATAACAAAGATAGCTTTAATTTTTTAGTTTGTTCATTATATAGTAAAATTAAACCTATAACAAATTCAAAAATAATTTTGGATTTTAAAAAAACTAGATGGGTAGAAGGAAATATTGTAACTTTACTCGGCGCTATAGTAGATACAATTTTATCAAATAATAATAAACTTGCATTTAAATCTGTAAGTAAAAGTATAAATAATTTATTAAATAAAAATGGTTTTTTAGAAAAATATGGATTAATAGAACAATCTAATGATATCTATAAAAGTTCAATAAAATTTGAAATTTTTACGCCTAACGATAAAGTTAAATTTCAGAAATATTTGAAGGAAGAGTTCATACCAAGATTAAATCTTACAATGAGCGAAAGTTTTGAAAGAGATCTTAGACTTAATCTAGAAGAAGTATTTCAAAATGCAAGAACACACGGAAAATGTAATTCTATATTTGTATGTGGACAGTATTTCTATAACTTAAAAAAAGTAAAATTTACTATTATAGACTTAGGAAAAACAATCCCAGATAATGTACGAACTAAATTACCCATAGATACTAGTGATATAGAATGTATTCATTGGTCTACTAAAAATGGTAATTCTACTAAAATAGGAATAAGTGGTGGATTAGGTTTATATAATTTAAGTGAATTTTTAAAAGATAATGGTGGAATAATGCAAATAATATCTTCTTCTGGATATTGGGAACAAAATAAAAATAAAGTTATAAAGTCTAGTTTTAGTAATAAATTTGATGGTACTATTGTGAATATACAAGTTAATATAAATAATAAGACTTATATATCTTTAGAAGAAAAAAATGAAATTAATAAAAATAATTATATAAGTAATATATTTTAAGGAGGCTTACTGTGAAAACTATAAAAATTATTGATACTATAAATAGTGAATTTGCTGTTTCTCCAGAAGATGGCGACTTAGTTTTTTCTAAGATAGAAGAATGTATAAAAAAAAGTATGCCTATTTGCCTAGATTTTGATGGTGTAGATTTAACAACAACAGCTTTTTTAAATACTGCTATTGGTACTCTATATAGAGAGTTTGACAAAGACACTCTAAATAAATTTATAAGTATGAAAAATATATCTAATTCAGATTTAACTCTTGTAAAAACGGTTATAGAAAGAGCTAAACTAACTTTTACAGATGAACTTAAAGAGGAGTTTGGTGATGAGTAATAAGATTGATATATCTACATATAATCCAACTAAAAATGACTCCTTTTTTGTAGATAATAATGTTTGGATGTACTTATTTTGTCCTGTTGGAAATTATAATGAATACTTAGTTAATACATATAATACTTTCTTTTTTAAAATATTAAAAAATAAATGTACTATATATACTTCTTCGCTTATATTATCCGAATTTTTTAATTCATATTGTAGGGTTGATTTTAAAGTAAAGAGGAAATCTAATCCAAGTTTAAAAGATTATAAAAAAGACTTTAGAAATACAGATTATTTTAATGAGCTATCAGAATCTATTTGTGAAATTATAAAAGATAAAATATTAAAATATTCTATAAGATTAGATGATAGATTTTCAGAATTAGATATTGAAGATGTATTAACAGGCGATAAAAATTTTGATTTTAATGATAAATATATAGCTAAACTATGTGAGGATAAAAATATAAAAATATTAACTAATGATAAAGATTTTTTAAATTTAAATAACAATATAGACATTGTTACTAGTTAAATTTAAATCAAGAGCAGATAACTGCTCTTTTATTTGAATTTTATATCGAACATACATTTTATTTTTCGATACATATATTCTTAACAAAGGGGATAAATATGACTAAATTAGATATGCTATATAACTTAGCAAATAAGCATAATATACAAATACATTTTTTTGACTTAACAATTACTGGGTGTTTAGGGTTAAATATAGAAAAAGAAAATATGCCTAGTATGATTTTCTTAGATAATTCTTTGAAAAAAGATAAAAATAAACATATAGAAGTTCTAGCAGAAGAGTTAGGACATTTCTTTACTAGTGTTGGAATTAGTGTGGGTAATATAAAAACATATTCGGATAAATTAGAACTCAATAGAGTTGAAAATAAAGCTGATAAATGGGCTACTAATTTTTTAATAACTGATGAAGAAATTATAAATTTGATTAATAAAAATATAACTGATATTAACGAAATGGCTGAAGTCTTAAGTGTTCCCTATGAAATAGTTCTAAAAAAACTTAAGAATTTATCTATTACAAAACAATATTTAGATTTAGGAAACGGAAAATATTTAATGCTAACTAATTTTCCAAATTTAATAATTTATCAGGATATACTTTAAGGAGGTTTGACATGAATAACTATAACATCAAAAGCTCTTTTATAAGAAAAAGAGGAAGTAATTATAACGTCTATATAGAATATATAGATGAAAATAATAATCTAAAGCAAAAGAGCTTAGGAAAATATGAAAGTAAAAAAGATGCAGAGAAACATCTGATTGATTTAAAATCTTCTATTAATAATAACAAGTTTATTATAAGTAAAGATATAACTTTCGTAGATAGAGTAAAAAAATATTATGAAGATCCATCTAAAAACTTTTCTCCTTTAACTTCACACAAAAGAGAAGGTTTTATACGAGTTAATATTGAACCATTTTTTAAGAATACAAAATTAAAAGATGTATCACCTTCGCTACTTCAAAATTTTATAAATGCTATGTTTGCTAAGTATACTAAAGATTCAGCTAATACTATTGTAATGACTGTAAAAGCTGTGCTTAATGAAGCATATAGATTAAGAGAGATAAATGAAAATCCTTGCAACTTTGTTAAAAATCCTCCTTCATTAAAAAATAGTAAAGAGGCTTTTGAGGTGTACAACAAAGATGAGGTTAAAGTAATCATAAGCAAATTAGATGGGACTAATATAGAAATACCTATACTTTTAATGTTGACGATGGGTCTACGAGCCGGAGAGGTTTGTGGTCTTAGATGGCAAGATATAGATTTTAAAAATAATACTATAAGTATTAATCAAACTTTGATATATTTCAAAAGCAGTATTAAATTCAAAGCTCCTAAGACTAAAGGGTCAATTAGAACTATATCAGCTCCTTTAGAGTTAATGTCAAAATTAAAAAAATGTAAAACTCAACATAATAAATATCGTATAGCAGGGATTTTAGAGTATGAAGATATAGTTTGCTTAAATCGAAATTTAAATCCATTTAATCCAATATCGCTTAATAAGCGCTGGAATGCATTTACTCAAAAAAACGGAATAAGATATGTTAGGCCGCACGATTTAAGACATACACATGCAACTATGCTAGTATTATCTGGAACAGACTTTAAAACTATTTCAAATAGGCTAGGACATACAGACATTAAAATAACATTAAATAGATATAGTCATGTACTTAAAGAAATGGATCTAAAAGCAAGTGAAAATATATCTAATTTAATGTTTAAATAATGTCAGTTATTTGTCAGTAAAAATGGATTTGTCAGTCTATTGTCAGTAAAATATATATTAATACAGAATAACAAATCCATTTACATTCAAGTTAAACACTAGTATTTACAGCTTAATTACATTGAATTACAAAAAGACTAACTTTTTCGAAAAAAGTTATCAGTAAACAATTAAATGTGTATTTTTCAATATTTATCAAATTTAATAATTTTATTTTGTCAGTTTATTGTCAGTACGCTTTAATTTTAAATAGTTATTAACATTTTATCCACAAAGTTATCAACACTCAATAAGACTATGTATTTTACCTAGTCTTAATTCATCATAAAAATTAATTTTTATATATAGACATGCATTTTTTTAATGTCCTATTTCATACGTATATATTAACTAGCAAATAAATTAGTATACGCTTCTAAACTTGTTTAGAAAATTTAGTTGCTGATTAGTTAATGGTTATATACAGTCATAGGCATACTCTATGTATTTAGAATATGCCTATTTTTATGTCTAAATAAAAAGAAGATTAGGCTATTTAACCTAATCTATAGTTACAGATATATTTAAGTCTTGATAGCTTCTAATTGACTTTTCGTATACTGTGACTCCGATTTTATTTGTTATTATTATTAAATCATCTTGTACTGTATAGTTATAAGTTACTTCTTTGAACCTATCAACTGTAACTGTATTTTCTGTAATACTTTTAACTGTATATCCTTGTTCTTTGAATATATTTCTTATGGCTATTTCTATTCTACGCATCTTCACCATCCTAATATTTATTATGCAGGCAACTTACATACAAAGCTGGAATATCCAGTATATTCATTTTTTATTAAACATAGAGCATGATATCTTTCTAGCTCTGCTAAATCTGTTTCAGTATATCCATCCTTATCAAAATATCGCTTCAATTCATTATATACTTTTATATCTGTGCCCTGAATCAATAAGAAGGATGCACCAGATGCTAAAATACTTTTCTGCAAATTTTTAGTGCATTGGTCCAGATAATGAAGCGATAAAGTCGGAGTTAAATTAAACTTTCTACATTCTACTAATATATCTTCCATAAGCAACTGACAATGATAACTTTGATGTATTTCATTGATAAATAATTCTGTTTGAGTTTTAGTAGCCCCTTGTTCTTTAGCTATCCAAACCTTTTGTAAAAAGAATGTAGCTAATAAACTTCTCATAGTCTTAGAAAATCTTTTAGCTGGTATCTTGATTAATATAACTTTACCTTCATTTATAGCTTTTATAAAATCTACATTATTATTACTTTCACTTATATAAGATAACTTAGTGTATATACTAGAACTTTTTAATTTACTTATTCTATCGAGTATTCCATCTATTTTACTATCTGCATTTTCAATATTTCCTTTTTTATCTCTTTTAGATAATTCTTCTAAGTCATCTATTTCATCCTGTAATAGCTCCTTTGCACTTGCTGGCAATAAAGATATGATATTATCCCTTTTAGTTGGATTTTTAAGCACATCAATTATATCTTTAAAACTAGAATATTGATTCACTCTAAAAACTATTGTTGCAGCTGCATTTAAATATCTTAACATCCTCGGAGTTAAAGTGCTATTAACATCATTGATAGTATCAAGCAACATATTATATTGTTGAGCTTTCTGCATACATATATCTATTTTATCTACTTCTCTATCACTATCACTATATTTGTACTCATCATAAGCAAAAGACTGTAATTGTTTAGGGTTAGCACAATTTATTTCTATTAGTCTATCAATTGGAGTTATAGCTTTTATATTATCTGCTAGTTGGCATTTATCAATATAATCTAATACTATAAGACCTCTGCCTACTTTTATAATATCTTTGGCCATATTAGTCATATAATAATCTTTACCTGCTCCCATAGGACCAAGCAAAACTCTACCTAATCTTTTCATTTGCTCATCTGTAGAATAATAAGTCATTTGTTTATCATCCTTATGTTTCACTTCACCTATTCTTACTTCTCCATCTTCTAAGCACTTTGGAGCTCTTAATTCTAAAAGTTTATTATGTTTAATATTTTTATGTTGTTCTATAATATCTTTCCCGGCCACATTAACAAACTTCCCAGATTCTAAAGTTGAGGTATAATTATATTTAACTTTTATATCATCTTTATAAATGTCTATATTTTTCTTAACTTCTTCCATTTCTAACTCATTATCACCGTTTAAACTAGTAAAAGTATTAAAAGTAGTAGTACAAAGTTGTTTTTCCCTCTCTTTTTCATCACTTTTAGCACAAATTATAGCTTGAGTTTTAATGATATCACTTTTAGCTTTTCTTTGGGTGCTAGAAGAAGTCGTTTTTTCAACAGGATTAATTATATTATGACTATTTTTAGGCGCGCTTAAAAAGGCATTTAAAAGACCGTTTATAAAGTCCACTAAAAATTTCAAGCTAATAACACCTAAATCAACTATATTTTTTGATTTTTTTAAATTTATTCCTTTTCTAAAATTATTAAGTGCTTCTTGAGAACTAATTTTAAAGTAATTTTGTTCTTTTTGGCTCATAGGTATAAAGTTATAAAATATACCAACAGCTTCATCATCCTGTAAAATTTCTAAAACTGATAAATTAGCATTTAATAAACTATTACTTCTCTTATCTACATTAAGACTTAATACATCATTTAATTTATAACTTAATTGATACTTAGTACAGTCATTAATATTTATTGGCAGAGCATTAACTTTTTTTATCTCAACATTCTTCCAGGTTTCACTAAGTTTAGTTTTAACTTGACTATAAAACACTGTAGGTACTATAAAATAAAATTCCGTACATCTTTTAGTAATATGAATATAATATGATAACTTTAATTTACTAGTAATGATAAGTTTCTTATTTTCGATTCTAATAAGCCTATCTAGTTTTTTATACATTGTATTAGCTAAAACTAATATTTTATCCGTATTGGTGTTTCTGCAACTTTTAGAAGGTATTACTTGAATATGAGTATATTCTGCTTTTTGAATTTCTATATACTTAGATAGTTTAATACTTTCTGTTTTCTTTTTTATCATACTCCAAACCACGCTTTCATAAATATTTCAATTACAATATATACAGCTGGACTTACAGTAGCAATTTTTTTACCTTTATCATATCCGAATATATAAAGAATAAGAGCAACTAATCCAACTAATAAGCATGCTTTAAAACTATATATATCAATAAAATTCACTATAGAATCTCCAATAGAATCTATAATTTCTAATATATAACTAAGCATAAAATCCCTCCTATAATGATCTTTCTAAGTCTCTTATTTCATATTCTAAATCTTCTTTTTTACACTTTAAATTATACGCATAATCGTCCCATCTTCTCTCTGATATACTATCTCCTTCTCTTTCTGCTCTATCAAGTTCATCACAAGCTTTATAATAATCATACTCTATACTTCTTAAATCTCTTTCTAAATCTCTTATTTTATCTTTTATAGAATCCTTATTATCATTACTTCCAAAACTAAACCAACTCATACTTAAATCCCCCTTTACATTTTTATCATGTCAAATAATTTTGGATAGAACTGTATAAATATATAGCATAGCCAGTATTGCATTCCAGCTACACTTGCCTGCTTAAAATTTGCACCTGATAACATTTCTTCAACTAATTTTTTAAGTCCCATACCTAAACATCCCCATTTAGCAAAGTCTTTTAATAATTCTATTAATTGATTAAATGTAGCATCTAAAGAAGTCCCTACTTCATTAGCAAATACAAAATTTATATTAAAATGCAACAATAAAGCTGTTACTAAAATCAATCTAGTATACATAATTTTATTATTTTGTATATGTGATATTATTCTATTAACTAATGTAATATCTTCACTTGTATATTGAGTTCTAAAATCGTAAAAACTATAAGTTCTAATTCTTTTATTTAGCATGTATAATCCCCCTTTATTTTGGTAATCCTAATCTTATAATATTTATCGGAGGTAATTCTAATGGATGCTTTAGTATTTGTTGTATCTGGTATCTTAGGTACTATAATTGAAAACTTTTTATTCTAATAGTTAATCTTTGATATGTTTTAATTTATCGGTAGTTTATGTACTGAATGTACTTGATATGAAATTTTATGAAATTTATTGAAGGGTTCTAAGATTTTTTATCGAATAGTATATACGAATTAATTTTTTATTAATTCGCTGAGTTTTGAGCTGTATGGTGGTCCAGACCTGCAGCTCTTTTAATTTTCTTCTAACTCTTTTTTCATCTCTTTTCTTAAAAGAGATTTAATATAAGCACTTTTATTTCCTCCAACGTCTCTTACTTTTTCTAATACCCAGTTGTATAACAATTTATCTTCTATATCTGTTGTCTTAAAAGATACTTGAATAATTTTAGGTTTATATTCTTCTTTCATTTTTGTCTCCCTTCTGTAGTCTTAATTAATCTTATGTAAGAATGTAGAAAAAGTTTCCTATTTTATTAAATAATTTTCTAGATTTTTTTATAACCTTCTAGAAGGTATTAAGTATTCATATTTTGGAAATAAACTTTATGAGGTGATATTATGAATTTAAATTATTTAGGATATGGATTATTAATAGGTCCTACTATATTAGCTATAAGCGGAATACTCTGGTGTTATTTAGTAATTAATGATTATATATAAAAAGTAGCAGGAATTAACCTACTACTTTTTATATTATTTAACACATATGTTACAAGAATCTGATTTCCCTTGTGCTTTTGCTTGCGCTAAAGTTACTGCATTTATAACCTTACTTCTTTTTAAAGCTGTACAACTCTTAGTTTTATGATAAGATTTACCACTTGGTGTTACATATACTGTCGAGCTATTTGTTAATCCATTTCCTCCGCTATTTGTTGGTGGTTCTGGCATTACTGGATTAGGATTAGCTATAACTCTTCCTAATGTAACTACTGCTTCTGCTCTAGTTATATTATTCTTAGGTTTAAAAGTATTAGTATCACTATATCCATTCATATATCCAGCTTCTAATATTGCTTCTACTTCATTTATTGCCCAGTTTGCAGTTTGAGAACCGTCATTATATCCATTTATTTTATTATGATGCATATCTGATATTTTCTTATAATTAGCTATCATTTTAGCGGCTTGTTCTCTTGTTATGGGTGCATTTGGTTCAAATGTTGTAGCTGATGTTCCTTGACATACTCCGTTTGTAACGGCTATATCTATTTCATCGTTAGCCCAATGCCATACTGTATCATCAAATACTCTTCCACTTTTAGTACTTAAACTAAATACTTTATTTAGTATTTTTACAAACTCTGCTCTTGTTATACTAGCTTGTGGTTTAAATGTTCCATCAGGATATCCATTTACATATCCTTTATTTATAAAATCTTTAATTTGATTCTCTGCCCAATGTCCAGTTATATCACTAGGCATTCCTGATGTATCTACATTATTACCATTTATGCTTGTAGTATTTCCATCAGTTTTTATAACTATATCTCCTAATTGATCTGTTCTATATACTTTAGATCCTATAGCATTATATCTATTTAATGCGTCTACAGATGGATGACCATAGCTATTATCAGCTCCAACGCTTACTATTGCATATTCAGGTTTAGCTTTTGCTAAAAACGCTTCTGTACTAGAACCTTTTGAACCATGATGTGGAACTGACATAAAATCTACGTCTATAACTAGGTTCTGAGCAACCATATCTTTTTCTGCTTCAGCTTCTATATCTCCAGTAAACATAAAATTAACGTCTTTATATTCTAAATATGTAACTACGCTATCATCGTTATTATCTCTATAATCTACAGAAGGCTGTATAAACTTCATTGTAGCCCCACCAATATTAAAAGTAGTTCCTGGTGTACTATCTTTTATAGTGCATCCTTCTGAATCAGCTAAACTTAATACATTTTGCCATGTTTTTGTATCATGTGGTGCATCAGTTGGATATATAAAGTTTTTAATATTTAATTCTTTAAATACCTCTTGCATTCCTCCTACATGATCTGCATCTGGATGAGTAGCTATAAGATATTCTATATCTATATTTTTTTCTTGCTCTTTCAGATAATTCACTACTGTACTTCCGTAATTGCTTTTTCCTGCATCAATTAATACGTCAGAACCATCTGGTAACTCTATATATATAGATTCACCTTGTCCTACATCAATATGATGCACTTCTAATTGTTGTGAATTAGCATTAGATATAAACATACTTGATGTTACTAATCCTAATGCTATTACACTAGATAAAAATTTTTGTTTAAATTTCATAGTATTTCCCCCTTAATGTATATTTCAAAGAGTATTATACAACATAATCTATGTAAAATTTTGTAGAGTTTTGTATTTAAACATAAAAAAAGAACTAGAGCATATAGCCCTAGTCTTTTTATGTTGATATTATGCAATTTGGTTATTAGTTACCACCTGTAGCAGTTTTAGAATCCCTTATGTGTATGTTCTGCTACTAACATGACGAGTTAGTAATTATATTATACACTATTCTATTAGAATTAAATGATGATTTTTTCACACAGAAAAAAGAGTGATAGATTTCATACCACTCTTTGTTTAAACTCTAGTAAATTTATTTTATTTTTTCTACTGTTATTTTGTTGTCTTTTAAAGTGAGTTTTACTTCTCTATTTTCTTGATTTATACCTAACTCTTTTATCCAACTAGTTGGAATTGTAACTCTATTAGTTATCGCAGTGCCTTTTGCAGTACCTCCACTTTTATTAAATGCTATTTTAGCTTTTCTTTCATCTACAAAACTATTATATTCTTGTTTAAATACAGAGTTAAATACGTTTATACTATCATAAAAATCTTTCATATATCTATTAAAATAATTATTTTCTAAATTATCTACAATATCTTCAAAACAACTCATAACATTTGTAAATGCATCAAATTTATCTTGTTCTAAGTTCTTTACATCTATATAAAAAAGTATAGTTTCTAAATCATCCCAAATTTTTTTTATTACTTTTATACACTCGTTTACTTTAGAACTGTCATTAATCATTTTTTCTAAATTTATTTGAGTTCTTTCTAGAGCCTTACTTATTTTTATACTATCTATTTTCATTTTTATTCCTCCTTGACTTTTTAATATAAATATTTTACTATTATTTTTAAGTAGATACATATTGGAATGTAAATTGAATTATTATTTTAAATTATTACATTGCTAAGTAGTCCATATTGGAAGTGTACCAGGAGTTATTTTTATAGCTCCTGGTATTTTATTATCTTCTTCCTAAAACAGTATCAAATAAAATGTCCCCTGCTCTATCTCTATCAACTGAAGTTAAACATTTGAAATTTTCTATAAACCAGGCTGAGGATTCTTGATTTTCTACTACTATTATAAAATCTTTAATTGAGTTTACCAATCTAGTTTTAATCTTACTTTGCTTTCCTCTTTTTTCTTCATATTCTTTTGCATCTTCTTCTTGAAATTTTAAACTTTTGTTTAAACATTCTATCATTATTTTTCTTATGTCATTTGCCCATTTTATTTGTTTTTCAGATCCTTTTAATTCAACCATTTTATTTGCCCCTTTTTTTATTTGAGAGTAAACAAAGATTAATGATAATCTGAAAGTTTCTCTATAACTATCACCTTTTCTTATTATATTTTTAGTTATTTCATGAGCTTTCTTAAATACATCTTTCATCTTTGTTTCCTCCTTAATTATTTTTATTTGTTGTTCTTTATATTTATATTATATCATAATTCGTAACGAATTATATAACTTTTATAAAAATAATTAAAAAACTTTTCGACAAATAATTTATTGTATAAAAAAAAGAAGGTAGCCGTTGGGTGGCTACCTTGTGTACGGTTTAGACCGAAAACTCTATACACATCCTTGTATAGTAGGGTTGATAATCTCTTAATATAGTTATTATAACATATTAAAGGAGTTCTAAATAGTCTCCCGATACATAGCAAGGTTTATTATTATATTTATAATCATAAGTACTAAACCAGTTATCTAAACAGTAATTAACTGTTAATGTAGTTCCTTTTGGTATTGTTTTAACTATTTTACTAGATGTATTTCTTTCTGTTCTTATATTTAAATTAGCTGTTGTTCTAGCCTTTCTATTATAATCACCATTTTTATACTTAGTTGAAATATTAGATGTGGATGATCCATTCAACTCTTTTTCAACTAGCTTCTTAAATTCACTCATATTAGTTCTGTGAGGGCAATCCTTCTTAGCAAAATCTCTGTGAGCCTTTACTCTATCAATTCCCCAACCATACTTTTTAAGAAGTTCAGCAACTACTTTAGCTGCTCTTTTCTCGGCATTTTCAAATTTAGTGCCACCATCTTTAGAATAACAAATTTCTATAGATATATGCTTTCTATTACCGGAACCACTTCCATCTCCACAACTCCAACTATTTCTATCAAGTGGTAAACCTTGTATAGCTTCTACATCATCAACCGCTATATGAAAACTTACTTGATTATTATTAGACTTCATATAAGATATCTCATTTTTAGCTGAAGCATTGTTATATGTATTATGTACTGATATTCCTATTGGATTCATGCTATAAGGGCATTTTATATTATATTTGTTACTACTTACTAAATCTTGTCTTATTAAACTCATATTAATTACCTACCTTTTCTAATATTTTATCTACTTTATTTTCTGTTCTACTTATGCCATCTTCTACATTTTCAACTCTAACGGTAAGAGATCCTATAGTTTCTGCATATGTCTTAGAAGATTCAGTAAAGGTTTCAACTGATTTTCTAAATAATTCTCTATCTTCTTTTTGATTTTCCATATTAACTTTTCGTTCTTCTGATCTTTCTTTCATAAATGTTGTAAATAAATATCCTCCAATTAAACCAACTATTCCAAACCCTGCAAACTCTGTTATCATTTGTTCCACTTAATACACCACCCTTTTAAAATGAAATAAGACTAGAGAAAAACTCTAGCCTTTATAATTAAATAATTAATATTCTATTGGTAACTCTATATCATAAACTGGAGGATATAACATCTTATATAGTTCATCATATTCATCTTGATTTATTCTTCCAGTTGCAAGATATTTATTCATTACATTTTCTAAATATTCTTTTTCATAAGTTTCATTGATTATATGATTTTTTAAGAAATTAAAATACGTTGCACTTCTTAACATATTACTACCCCCTAAATTTAAAGTCATTGGTATGAATTCCATTAAAGCTAATTCTATATCTAACATTCTCATATCAGTTTCTAATATCATCATGTCTTGAACTTCTTGACTAGCTTTTACATTACTTTCTAATAAGCTAACTTTCTTTTGTAGTAAGCTAACAATATTACTTATATTATTGTGAGCTTTTAAAGTAGTCTTTGGTGATATTGCCCCACACTCAACGATATAGTTAGTTTCATTTGCATATGTTATTAAATCTATGTTAGTACATTCGTATACTTTTTCTTGCGATAATGGTTTGACTGTAGTAGTCATATCAGTTATATAATTAGATACACTTTCATCGCCTCTTGTATAATCTTCTTCTCCACTTCTTTGGTGATAGTAATACTTACCATTAGCGTGTTTCTCTATACTATCCCACTCGCGAAGTACTGGTTTTTCCCAAGTTTGAGTTTCTTCATTGTAGTATAAAAGACGTTTTTTATCTGATTTACCATTTAATATAAGATGTGCATAATATTTTGTCGTTTCATATTTATCTACCCAATAATTTTTGTCAAAACTAATCCATTTTATATAAACATCCTTTAAATCTAATTCTATAGTTTGATTTGGGTTAATGTCTATACCACTATGATAGCTATAGTCACTTCTATTAAATAATTCAACTTTGATAATTTTATTAGATATATTAGTTAAACTTGCTCTAATTAAGTTATTTACAGTCTGATTTGCTCTATACGAATGCTTTGTGTTTAAATCCATATATTCAAAATCTTTTGTAAACTCATTTGTTGTACTTGAAACTACTATTTCATCTACCCCATCCTCTGAAGTCGTAGCCGACTGACCTACTGATTTAAGTCCTTCAAAGTAGCCATTGACATTTTTGTCTGTAGTTAATATTGGATTATTTACAACATAAGTTCCCGTTTCACTTGTATTTTTACAAGTTATTAAAATCTCACTTACTTCTAATAACGAAAACTTAATATTCATATCAATATTGTTGCCCATAAGTAATGTTTTAGCATTAGTTTTGTTCTGAACTATAATAGTAGCATTATTTGGATTATTTATACTAAATATATATTCCCCAATAGGTAAACTTTTAGATATTTGCCTACCTTTGTTCCATGAAGTAGCATTAATAGTCATACTAGCACCATCTTCTGAAACTGTTGTATTTCCCATATTACTCCAATTGTTAAAGTTGCTTATATAATTCACCAGCGTCTTACCTTCTAGCTTCACATCCTCAAAATACCCATTTGACGTTGCTTCAACAGTAGTAAAATCACTTTCAGTAGTAACAGTAGATACTGTACTTTCTTCAAGTTTCTTAACTCTGTCTAACTCTTTATTTAAGTTACTGATTTGTTCAGTATGAGTATTAACAGTAGCACCTAAAGATTTTGGTACTTGTGCTTTTATCGTTCCTTCTATTTCAGTAAGGAATGAAATGTTAGTTTTACCTGCAAATGTACGAAGTTTGACTTGTTGGTCGTGTGGTAGTGGGATGAATTGAGGGTTATCACTTAAAATTATAAAATCAAAACTTTTACCTGCTTTAAATTCATCTAAAGTAGTTTTTCCTTTTAATATTTTAAAGTATAGGTAAGTATTATCACCCCAAACACATTCACCATCATAAGGTTTAAAGTTTTCACCAAAAGAACCATCTAATCTAGAAAATGGATATATACCCTTTTCTATTAAGTTATATTGCGACTTCATTAATCTAAAAACATTATATTTTTCTGTAAAGTCATCACCATCAAATTGTCCAATAGGTGTTGTAAAAGAAATGTTATCCCAATTGTGTTGATACATTTTCTCTACTCCCCATACTCCATCTTTAGAAATTATTCTATCAGCTACATCTCCTACTTTTTCTAAAGGTGTAGGGCTTAAAATAGTTAATTTATCTTCTTGATATGGCTCGTATGGAGTTGCTTGTGTACCTTCTTCAAATTGTACATTAATTAAAGTATCGGTTATATCTACGAAAACAAGTTTAAGAAAATGTGCATTATTTGGAATTAAAGCATTTGTAATATTGTATGCACTTCTATAAACCCTAGATATAAAAGCGTAGTTTATATCATAAAAAACCCAATAAGTAGCACAATTATGTCCGCTTAATACATAATTAGAAGTATTCTTGATTTGTATATACTCTTTAGTTCTCATTCTACCTGTATTTGACTCAAACAGTCCATTTGAGGATATTGAGCCTACTTCTAACCCACAAGATAATAAGTTCTTCCCACGACTTAAAACAGGTATTTCATACAGTTCTTGACCTTCGACTTTATCACCTACTGAACGTATATCTGCTAGATTTTCTGAATCTTGAACAGTATTACCAAGTATCTCTATGTTTTTAGCGTATCCAACGCTACTATCAGTAGATATATGACTTCCTTCTATGTTTACATAAACTTGTTTAGCTTTTTCTATATCTCTATCAAGCCTAGCTTTAAGTGAAGTTTCTCCATCACGAGCATCTATTACTTCTGCATCTTGTTGTTGTTTAGAAGTAAGTGCATTAAATCTATTTTCTACTTCATCTATCTTGTTTGTTACAGTATTAGTCATGTCAGATTTAGATTTATCTAATTCAGATATTTTAGTATCAACTTTAGTATTAACACTAGATACAAAATTATCTTTAGTAGTATTTAATTCAATTATCTTTTTATCAACTTCATCTACTTTGTTTTCAAATATATTTTGTCTAGAAGTTTCATTTTTTTCTCTAGCTTTTTCATTAGCTTTTCTAGTATTTTCATTAGATATTCTTTCTACTTCATTAGATACTCTTCTATCTTCTTGCGATTTTCTATCTAATTCATTAGACTTTCTTTCTTCTTCTTTAACTTTTGCAGTATTAGTATAGTTTTCAAAGTTACTAGCATTAGCTTCTGCATCTAATATAAAAGAGTTATATCTGTTTTGTCTTTGAGTTTCAGCTTCTACTCTTTGAGTTTCATTGTTTTTTCTAACTACTTCATTAGTTCCTCTAGTATTTTCATTACTAACTCTAGTGTTTTCTGCTGATACTCTAGCTTGTTCTGTAGTTCTTCTTTTAGCTTCTTCATTAACTCTATTAGTTTCAGCTTGAACTCTTAATTTTTCTGCTTCTTTATGTGCATTAGCTTCAGATCTTCTTCTTTCTTCATCTTCTGTCATAAAGTTATAATTAGCATTTCTTTCTTCTTCTGCTAATTTTCTTTTATTTTCTTGTTCAACTCTCTTAGCTTCTTCATCTATTCTATTAGTTTCATTAGCTAATCTTATGCTTTCATTTTGTTTTCTTATATTTTCATTACTTTCTCTTGTAGCATCATATTTGGCTCTATCTGCTTCCTCGTGTTGTCTAATAAGTTCAGCTTCTACCCTTTTCGCTTCTTCTATTTTTCTATTTTCTTCTGATAGTATTCTTTCAGCTTCATTTATCACTCTTTGTTCTTCTGATATTTCTATAGTAGATAATCTGCTTAACATATCAGTCAATAATGTAAAATCTTCTGTATCTTCTACAGTATCATTTAATAAGCTAAATATTTTATCTTCTTCAACTTCATAACTTATAACATCAGTAACTACTTTTTTATCTTCTAATATAAGCATAGCTTTTGCAGCATAAGTCCCTATTTCATCTCTCATATTAGGCTTTAAATCTACATATACAAGACCATTTTTAACCTCTATAAATTGACTAGAAACTTTCCCCGAAGGCTTTATTACTGCTAATACTACTATAGCTTTTTCAATATCAACTAAATTTCCACTATTAGTTATACGTATAAAAAAATCAGATGTATTATTATCAAATTGATTAAATTTCATAATCGAGTTATTACATCTGAATTGCAAATCTAATTTTAAATTGTATTTTCTATTCATTCATACACCTACTTTCTAAAAGCATTAAAATCTTCTGGATATAAAATATATGCTAAACTTTGCATATCACCTCTTAAAACTGCTCGTAATCCTTCTTTTAGACTCTCATTTTCGGCTTCCAAAATGGATATTTTATTTTGCAAAACTTGCATTTCTGTTTCGCTTGAAAAATCTATATAACCAAAATTTATATCATAATGTAAAGCAATGATTTTTTTATCGCTATTATTATTTACTATATGGTTTTTTTCTTCTTCTGTTGTAAAATAAAATCTCATAAAACACCTCCATCCTTTTATATAACATACTATACAACATAGTCACCTTTAATTCTACATTCTTTAACTTTATACCAATCTGCCCACTCATGCTTAGCAAATAAAAATTTTATAACATCACCTTTAACTACATCTGCGATTACAACAGAAGCCCTTCCTGGATAACTTTCGTCAGCTGAACTTGTGTCTAATGTTTTCGTAAATATAGTTACACCATTTCGTTCTACTATAATATCAGCATATGTTGTGTTTGATATATTAGACCAACCCAAATAAGAGGCTGTTATAATTCCATTTGAACGCATTGTATATTCTATATAAGGTGTTTTTTCACTGCTAATAAATTTTTTAATTTCATCTTTCTTATATATAATACCTTCACCTTTAACAATGCCACTAACAGTTTGTATATTTTTAACATTACCTATTAAATCCCCTATTTTAGCATCATTTTGAACTTCAACACCTTTATCAATTAAATTAGCTTTTAAATTAGCATGACAAGTTTTCAATTCATTTTTTATATTAGTAGTTTCATCAACTAATTCTTTAAGAGTTGCCATATTATAACACCTCTCTTATTGCATTTATATTGTTTTGTAGAGTAGATTTATTTGTTCCTAGTTCATTTTGTAAATTTAAAATACTTGTTTTATTTGCCTCTGATTGACTTTTAGCATCTTTAGCAATTGCTAAAACCTCATCAACTGCTCCTTGTACATTTTGAGAAGTTAATCCACTACTGGTATTATCATAAGATGTTCCTTCTGCATCTGTACTTATATTTTTCATATCTTCTTTTATTTTGCCTATTTCCTCGTCTATAATATCTGAATTATTGTTAAAATCATCTATATTATAAAAATCATTTTGATCGGGCTTTTTTAATTTTAAATTTGTAGTTTCTTTCATTAACCAAGAGCCTCCTCTCTTATACCTTGATGTCTAAATGCACTTAATTGAGCATGTGTATATTTACCAACTGTTAAATGCTGATTATAAAGTAAACTTATATCTTGGACGATATTAGTTGGGACAATATATTTCAAACTTCGTATAACTTCATCTAGTTGATTTTTAGCAGTTAATTCCAATCTGACTTGTAATGTATATGTAGATGGAATATATTCAATTTTATATCCATTAGGACCACATAAAGTTGTTAAAGTTTGATGTAAACTTCGCATAGTATAAGGTAACTTATTTAAGAATCTGTTTATTATTCTAAATCTTCTATCTTCAAGTGTATCTGATGCTTTAGGAGTTATTTTCATTATTTTTTCCCATCTTTTAGCACCATTAATAGTTAATTCAGATAAGAACTGATCTTTTAATACATTGTCTATACTCGAGAATAGCAATGCGAACTCACTATTTGAACTTTTACATATTTGTATGTATTCTTTTTTATCTTGTAAAATAGGTGGTAAATAAGTTATAAGATTTGTATTTCTAAGCAACTATAACACCTCTTTTTACAATGTTATCTGCATCGACTGTATAGTTAGAGGCAGTACCATTTATAGTTGTATTTTCTATATCAAGTACCCCTTCAATATTTAAAAGTCTAGTTTCTATCTGACTTATTCTAACTATTATGTTGTCTAAGTCGGCCCATGTTTTGTTCAATTCAGTAAAGTAATCGTCTATAACTTGCTCCAAAGTCGGTTTTAATTCCTCAAAATTCCATCCATCTTGATATGTTATAGTTGTACTTATATCTATTGTTGATGCATCGACTCCATTTACAGTAACAATGTGACCAATTGGAGCTATACCTAGACCGTTACCTTGATTTTGAGTAGGGTCTATTTTTTCTTGAACCTCTTTTATTAATGTTTCGCTAGGAACACTATAATTAGAATTTATTATAACTAATGTAGTAGTACCACCAATTCCACCAGGTGTCGGATAAACTTTTACTCCGCCTACATCTTGTAACTTATTAACCTTCTCTTTATAGTCAGCTATATTTCCACCAAATGCTTCAGATTCTAAGCTATCATAATACCTTTTACGTAAGCTATCTTCATCCTCTTCATCTTCACCGTTTATTAGTATTTCAGTAAGTTCTGCACTCTCAAGACCCTCTATATAATCAATAGGGATTAAAGTACCTAGAAGAGAAATAGGTCCTACATCTTCACATTGTAACTTATAAACTCCAGTTGTTATTTTTTCAGTAACAACATAATTTACAGAGTCAAGTGAAAAACGAGAACCTATTGGTATATCTATATTAAATTCACCTTTTGCAATTGTACTAGTAGCAGGATTTGGGACTATAGAACGAACTTTACAAAGTTTAATTAATGAATTATAACTACATGTATCTACATAACTTTCGTCATTAATTAAATCTAGCATTATATATGCTTCAGCAAATTCTGCTGCAATTGGAGCTAATGCATTATACATTATAGAGCCTTCACGCTTATCAAATGCATTTGGAACTCTATCCATCATGCTTTGTAATAAATATTCAAATGTCATATTCTCAAACATTTTATACTTCCACCACCTTATCTATACTTAAATTTCCATACGTGGTATGTGCAGTAAATGTAACATTTACTTTATCTTTAATAGTTTCAAATGTAAAATTATCTACACTTTCTATTCTATCATCTTGTGTTAAGGCTTCTCTTATACGTCGTTCAAGTTCAGGGATTACAAATGACTTAGGTTGACCGTATAAATCTTTAAATTCAACACCGTACTTAAATGAATATATTGGATATGTATAACGTTCAATACTTAGTATAAGAAATATTGATTGCTTTATAGCCTCTAAACCATCACATACTCCATTTATATTATTATCATTAAGTTTATAGGTTTTACTAGGTTGTTTAGAGATTTCAAAGTCAAATAATATATCATCATTATCTTGAGGTATCATTTTATCACATCCTATCTAAAACTAGATATTTTTGCCCACCTTGGCATCTAATCAATATCACCGTTTCATTTTTCTTTAAAGAGTTATGAATCACACACTTTTGTGTAATTCCATCTACTGTTATATTAACCTCATAGTCTTTAACTAAATTAGATAAAACTAGAAAAGTTTCGGTTAAGGTAAGTTTTTGATCAACTCGAATTCGTAATGGAGACTCACTTTCTACTGTGCCATATAAAACAGAAGTAGGCTTACTTTCATTAAATGCTGACATTGATACTTCTTTTATAATTTCAACTAAATTCGGCATATCCATCTCCTTTATAAAAATCTTCTACCACAATTGTATCTAGAGTTATAATAACTACTATTTAAACTAACTATTTTAATAACATCTCCTGTTCTTGGAGCATGAATCATTTGACCATTTCCAATGTACATACCTACATGTGAAATTGGGTTATTAAAGAATACTAAGTCACCTGGTTGTAAACTAGCTTTAGTTACAGCTTTACCAGCTTTACCTTGGTCTCTAGAGACACGAGGTATGTTAATTCCTATTTGCTTATAACACCATTGTGTAAACCCAGAGCAATCAAATGTATTAGGCCCTGTTGCTCCCCATACATATTTACATCCTAACTTTGATTTAGCTACGCTTATTAATTTAGATGATTTATCACTACTTGTAGAACTTGAAGTATTGCTACTAGATTCATCAATTATTAATGCTTTACCATTTTTTCTACCCCATCCATAAGCCTCTGTTTTATTATTCATCAATATATCAAAATGATAAACTCCATTTTTAATAGTTATTGCTCCACCTCTGTCCGTTACAGTATATATTTCACCATCTCTAGATGTACCAGTACCTTGTATTTTAATCTTAGTTCCAAATGGAATTGATTTAGGTGCAGCACATGTCTTATTGTTAGGATTCAATTTATTACCCATTGCATCATATAATCCACCTTGAAGTGAATTATTGGCAGGATAATATGCAGTAAATAATGCAGTCACTTCTTTACCTTTATTAGATGATGTATTACTACTATTGTTATTTTTATTACTTGAGTTATTATAAGAACTTGAAGATGCTAATGTAGATACAAATTCTCCACCTACCAATGTGAGGTCCATAGTATGTAAGTCATTATTAAATTTATGAGTTGCCTTATCCACTAACATATAATTTTGTAATTTCATATCACCTAAATCTAAAACAATTGCTATTAGACTCCCCGCTCTTACTTGTATATCTCCCAATACATTTTTTAAATTAAGTGATTTAACTTTTTGATTATATAGTTTAAGTAGTGCGTCAGCTTTACTTTTGCCATCTACATTCTCATCTATAGTCTCGAAATATTGTAAAATACCCCATTTATTAATATTACTTGAGTCTTGAGCGATATATATATCACGATTTCCCGTATCCTCATTTTCTTTTGATAGCTTTATTTTGTTATAAGTATTACTATCAATAGAAGAAGAGTAATCAAAGTCGTCTATTATATCTGCATCTATTAATGTATTTAATTTCATGGAACTTACATTTTTTAATGTTATTTCACCAAAATCATCATATAATACATACATCTCCTTATTATTCTCTAATGTAATATCAAGTGCATTTAATACAATATCAAAAATAGTTTTATCCTCTTCTATTCTAGAGGGGATTTTATATTTAGTATCATCTATATGACCACATTTTAAATTAAAATCTTTAGATATTAGTTTTAATACTTCACCAGCAGTCTTATTTTCATATACATAAGTGTCCTTATTTTTAAAGTAACGTAATTGGTCGTATGCAACAACTTTAATTACATTGTCTTTACTTCTATTTTTTTTAAATATAAACCCATAAAAAACCTTATTGTCATTTAATTTAACTCTAATTGCATTACCTTCTTCAAAATTTATAACATCATCTTTTAAAATATTTAATGTAAGTGATCCACATGAGCCTTTACGTTGAGTTTCCCAAGTTATTGTATCTTCAACTAAAGGTTCATATAAATCATTTCCATTTTGTATTATAACTTCTATTTTATTCAAGCCTTAACACCTGCCCGGGATAAATAGTATATTTTGTAGTCCCATATTTTTTATTATAAGAATCCATTAGTTCTTTATTTAGTTGATATACCTTTTCATACCGACTTTTACTTCCATCTCCAAGTTGAGATTTACAAATTGACCATAAAGAATCACCTTTTTTTACTGTATAAGTTTTAGAAGAAGGTTTATTAGTTGAATCGGGTCGCTCTTGTTGTACTGTACCAGATGGCACACTTGAATTAGAATCAGGTTTACTTACTACTATTTTTTTTGTTACAAAATCTTTATATTGCTTTAATTTTATAGGTATTGTTATATCCGAATTATCTTCGGCATCTTCTATAATTGAGTATTCTTCTAATGACACCTTAATATTTGTATAAAATAAAACAGTGCCATTAGGAGATGTCCTGGACACAATGAATTGAAATGGCTTTTGATTAACTTTTAAATTTTCTATCTCTTTAAGAAAGTATTCAGCATTTTTAAAGCCATCTTTATATGTTGCAAATGGATATTTATTATGAGGTATCATAGCATCAAATGTAATTTCAGTTAATCCAGGTTTATTTAATAAATTAATCTCACCGTGATTTATTAAATCCATTGTGTTATTTTTATTATTTACCTTAAGTTCCAGCTTCGGTGGAGCTATAGGTAATAAGATTTCATTTAAATAAAAATAATAAGCCATACTTCTCCACCTCCTTAAGAGTGAGTACCTTCTGCTGCAGTAATCATAGAATCATACACTTTTTCTTCCAAGTAACTTACTACACCATCTAGGTCTAATTCTGAGTTTATATTGTTATTATTTGTCATATCAATTTTAATTTGAGCAGTAGTATATCTATTGATTACTTCTTGTTCTGCAATATCTCTAAGATATTTTAAATCCTCTGAAGATGAACTCATAGTTTTAGCCATTTTAGCAGTATTTCCTGCAGTGTCTTTAGATGCATTTGCAGCATCGGACATCAGATTATTTAAGTCACTTAATGAACTCAAATCTTTAAATGACTCCCCAAGTCCACCCGCTATATCTAAACCATTTAAATCTAAGTTATCTTTTGCGTTCCCAACTAAGTTATCAATATTAAACATATTTCCTACTTTATTTGCTAAATTAGAACCCCATTTGTTACCTGCATTGAATGCATCTCCATAGTTTAATCTATCTAAGTGCATTGAGTTGCTATCCATAGGTTCTACAAATACCGTTCCTTCACCGACTAAACTATCTACAGATCCTTTTAAACCACTTCTCCAGCCTTCAACTTCCGATTGTAAATTAGATCCAAATACAGTATCTATTGCACTTGCTATACTTGATAAAATGCCTAATACAGTATCAGCCATAGATGCAAATAATCGTATGACCGCACCTATTGGATCATTAAATACATTTCCAACGAAGTTTGCAACTGTAGCTACTATATTATAAATCATTACAAATGCATCAATTGCTACGTTAGTTAATGCTATAAATAAGTTCCCAATTACTGCAGCAGCGGTTGTTATTGCACCTACTATTAATCCAGTTGCACTTAATGATGTACCTGCAAAATGATTAACTGCCGCAATTGCAGCATAAAATACAGCAATAACTGCAATTACACCTAATACAATCCATGTTAAAGGACAAGCATATAAAGCCGCATTTAATCCATATTGTGCTACAACTTGTCTCCATGTCGCACCAGTTGCCAAATCGTGCATTATAGCAGTTTGAGCTAATTGAAAATTAAACCACTGACTTGATAATGATGCTATACCGTTAGCAGTTGCCAATGCCAATGTAATAAGTTTATACATACCTATGGCAGTAACTATCCCCCACACTAATGGCTCTATAATACTCCAATTTTGTACAAATACATTTGCAACATCTAGTGCTAGTTGTGAAACCCATCCTAATATATTTACAACTTGCACTAATCCCAGCACTATTCCGTTTGCAAAGGATTGAAATGCTTGATTACTAGCTATATTCATAAGTATTATGAGCAAATCATTTATGATACTAGCTAATACAACTATACCACCTTCAATATTATCAATGAAAGTTGCAAAACCATCTGTATTTAACATAGTGTTTAAATTAGTTAAAACTTTTTGAAATGCCATAATAGCGACATTTTCGAATGTAGTCCACATTTGACCAAAGGTCATATTCATTTTTTCAAATTGTGCATTTGTTTCATCTGACGCACCTAATATTGCATTTTTAACAACATCAGCTGTGAGTTCTCCTTCAGATGCCATTTCACGGATTTTCCCTATCGGTACATCTAAGTAATCTGCTATAGATTGTATTATATTTGGAGCCGACTCGAATACAGCATTTAATTCTTCACCTCTAAGTACTCCAGAACCTAATCCTTGAGTTAATTGTAATAATGCTGAATTCATTTCGGCAGTACTTGCACCTGCTATTACGAATTTTTTACTTAATTGCTCAGCAAACATTACTATTTCAGCTGTAGAGTCAAATGCATCTCCTGCATTCATACCAATCCTTGATACCAGTGCTGCAGTATCAGAATAAGCACTTCGAGCATTTTGAGAGGACATATATATTAACTTATTTAATTCATTTGTAGTTTGAAGTCCATCATTAATCATATCTAATCTGGCTTGAGTACTAGTTAATTCATCAGATAAATTAAGTATATTCCCAATCCCACGCATTGTTATGTATGTTGCTGCAATGCCTTTCATTTTATTTAAAAGATTATCGCTATCTCTTACACCATTTCTAATGCTATTATTAAAGTTTTGTTGTTCAGAGTTGGCTTGACGGATTTCATTTTCTAATGTATCAAATGCAATTTCAGCACGTGCTAATTCTTCTCTAGCAGTTTGAATACTAGTTGTATCAATACTATTGCTAGATACACTTTGCAAGTGTTCAAAACTATTAATAACAATATTCATAGCATTGGTCATAGATCTAAATGCAGGGCTCATTCCATCTGTAATACGAATTGCAGTTTGTATAGTTGCCATATTCTCACCTCCAGCACTTTAGTGAATATAAAAATAGCACTCACAGTGAGTGCTATAAGATTACTTCTTTATTAATATTATTTGGATTATTAATAAAATCAGATACAAATTTATGTGAATTTATTCCATTTAATATGTCAAATGCTATATAATCAATTTCATTATCTTTTTTATATGTATATATTAGATACTTCGTGGTATTTTTAGATTTTTTTTCTTTTACTCTTCCACCTATGATAGCTCCTAATGGTCCAAATAAAGCACCTCCGGCTATTGCACTTCCTAAGCTACTTACATATTGTTTTTGTATTTCAGTTTCTGTTTTGATGCATACATTCAATATCTTATCCTTATATAAATTGAACTTTATACCATTACTCTCAATAATAATTTTTTCATCATGTATATATAACTTACATGAAGTATCCTCTGGTAATGAAAGTCCAGCAATATGATTATACATTCCAACCACAGGTTTATTTATTTTTGAATCTGTTATTTTATTTTTGGATTTACTTAAAGTTATTGCTTTTTTAAAACAAAAAAATGATATGCATAATAATATAGCTATCGTTAATAAAAGAACTATTATGTTCAATATAATCACCCCTTTATTAATAATTATAAATCAAATAAGCGAGTTTTTATACTTTACAATTAAATTTTTATTATCGACCTTTCTTATTCTTCATTTTTTTAGCTTCTTTTTTATCTGCATCTATTTTAATTTGAATTGATGCGGCTGTAAATGCTTTTTCTTGAATATCCATGTTATCATACACACTTGGTCTCCATTTAAATTTATGGAGGCAATAATGAGCAATATTGCTATCAAAATCGCCTCCTAATATTAGTTTTTTGCTTCTTCTACTTTTTCTTCAAATGTTTGATTAAATCCATTTACTTGTTGTACTATATTTAAGTAGTTAGCATATTCTCCAGGTAGTAGCATAGCTTTTAATAAATCTTCAGCTCCCATTACAGCATATGAGTCCTGTAAAGTAGCATCATTTAAATTTGGATATACAGTACTTTTAACAGCTAGCAATGCGGCATATTTATTAAAGTCCATATCGTTCATAAATTGATTTTTCTTACCTGGTATAGGGACCCTTTTTATACATGCTTTTCTTAGTAAATCATCTTCTCTAGAATCTATAGCTTTTATTTCCCATTGTATAGGATTTTTATTTTCATCTATAAATCTATTTGATACCACATGTTTTTCATTTTCATTTCTTAATACATTTTGACTTAAAAAAGCGTTTAAATTACTCATATTTATTTCCTCCGTTATTTTGATTTAATAAAAAAAGTACATTTATCACAATTGATAATGTACTTTCTATAACATACCTTGCATTAATTTAAATTTTTCTGGTATTTCAAAATCTTCAAATGTAAAATCTACATCTTCATCTAAATATTCTGCATCTGCATCAAACTTAGTTAATACACCACCGTCAAGGTTAGTATCTTTTAATATTACAGTTTGTCTACCAACTGAAGAAGTAGGGTCTTCATTTGTAACTTGAATATCGAAGTATACATCTTCACCAGTCTCCTTATATCTATACATTAATTCTCTTAAAACACTTTGATTATAATGCATAGTTGCCGATCCAGTACCTTCCCATCCAGTAGCTTTATTACCTTTCCCTGTTTTACCAAGTATAGGTACTTTTGACTTTGTTTTATCAAATGTAGCTTCTAAGCTTATCATTTGAGCGAAATTGTATCTATTACCTTCTATAGTTATAAAGCATTCTGCTAAACTAGCACTTATTGTATCTCTAGCACTCATAGTATTAGACATATTATACACCCCTTTCTACATGACCTCTACAGTCATATATAACTTAGCCATGGCATTTATTACTTCAACTGCATCTGTAACTATTACTGATTTTTTGTCATTACCTTTTTCAACAACTACATCGTCAGCATTGAAATTTTCAATCGCTTCTATTTTTTCCAATTCTTTATGATGCTTAACTATTTCATTCCATAAACTTATTCTTCCAGACTCGTTGTTTGGAACTTTACCTAAGAATTTAGTATTGAATATTATTGCTATATCATTAGCTATTTGGTCAAGTACTCTTATAGTTTGATTGCTTGAAAAATCTTTATTTTTATCCTCTGTAAATGAAACGAATGTATTGATATCTTCTAATACTCTTACTTCATCTCCAACTTTATGGAATATGAATTTACCAGCTAACAGTGCTTCTTCAAGCTCCAACTGAGTATAATCAACATCAACAGTAAACTCTCCATCATACTTTTTATTTGTATTACTTTTATTTACTTCACATCCTGCTTCGATACCAGTAGTCCAATAGACTAAACTTGACTCAAGTTCACCATTGTCTTTAACTGAGTTTTCAACTGATAATGCACCTTCAAAATCACACGTATGATGTTTATATAAACATAGTTTATACTTAGCACCTATTTCATTTCTCATACGTTTTGTAAATGTTACAAATAGATTTTTTATATCTTCATCAGTAGATAAACATCCAAGTGCGTGGAAATTATAAGATTCTATTTTATCTAAGAATTTTTGATACTCAGTACCTGTAACAGGCTCTCCATTTGTACCTCCAGTTAAAGGTGTACCTGCTGTAGCCTCAAGTGTTATATCTGAGTTAAATGTAACCCATTCATTACTTTGTAATTCAGATTTATTTGCTACAGTTTGAGAATCTACTTCTTTATTATCTAATAATGTTATTACATCAAATTTAGATGGTTCATTAACGTTAGTTTCTATCTTGATTTTTAAATCATTACCTCTTATTCCACCATACATAGCAGTAGCATATTTGTTTTGAGCTTTTACACCTGTATTTAATTTATAAAAGTAACCTTCTCTTATATTTTTAAATAAGTCTCTAAGTCCTTTTAACTTTTCATGCGATGAATCATATCCAAATTTCTTTAATGCGTACCTTTGGAATTCTTCATTTGTAACTTTAAAAACTTCACCTTCAACACACCAATCTAACTCAAGTGCTATAGCTGCAATACCACGTTCAGTTAGAGATGATGATGTACGTTTTGCACTAACAAAATTGATATATGAACCTGGTAATATTTTATTTGTGTTTATAAATGTTCCGCCACCTAATGCCATTTTAATTCACCTTACCTTTCATGAAAGATTCTATTAAAGAATTAACTTCTTCAATTGAATATAATTCTTCTTTTAAAATTACATTTAATAAATCTCTTCGTTTCCTATATTTATTCGACTTAAGTAACTGAGATTTAGTAAATTTAGGTGTTTCTAAACTTTTACCCTTTTTCGCCATTGAATCACCTCTTTGTTATTTCTTTAATACTAATGTCAGTCATATCTTCATCATTATTAGAATTATTAATTGTAAATAAGTTATAATTAATAAAAAAATGAAGGATATTGTCTACAACTTCAGATTTAATATTTGTACCTCTAATTAAATCATTATCTATAGAGATATATTCAAGCTCATCCATTAGCGTATGTAATACACTATTTATTTCCCTTCTTTTTTCATATGAAGAATTTGGAAAATAATGAATATTAAATGAATATTCTCTAAATGATCTATTTTTTAATTTAGCTGATTTTTTTTGATTTAAAGGTAATATAAAAAAACAAGGTTCTTTAAAACCTTGCTCTATATCTTCACTATAAATTTCATAATCATCACCAAATACCTCATTAATTCGTATTGAGATTCCATCTATAATTCTATTTACCATTGAATATCTCACCCAATATTTTCATTAATTTTTTTTCTATTATTTTATCAGCCTGAGAATTAATTTCATTCTCTGAAATAGTTAGCATAAATCTACCTTTAACCCATCCTTTTTTTAATTTCTTACCTATAGAAGGTACAAATTTACCAGGCTCTTGTCTATGTCCAAATTCAACATATGAGGCATATTCAACTGGATTTATAACCTCAATTTGATAAGTATTACCTATTTTAGTTATAGGTAATGATTTTGCATATGTTCTAGGGTTAACATCTTTATCTCCAGTCCACCCTCTTCTAAGAGTTCCTCCAACTTTACCTGTTGATGAAGGGTATTGACCTACAGGAGTTCTTTTAATGACCTTAGAAAGCAATCTAGCTGCCAATTCTTTAGCACAATCTTCACAAAATTTATCTAAATCTATTTGCTGAAATACTTCAATTTTATTTTGTAGCCTTTGTAACTGTCTAAAATCACAATCTCCCCATTTTCTAGCCATTATGCGTACCCTTCAAATAATTCTAATTCTATCTCTTGATGATTATAATATATCGCAGATTTACTACTATTTTTATACGTATCTGTTACATTATTTTGAGTAACTACTATTTTAGATCCTGGTTTTATTGTAATTTCAGGTGATATAAATAAAGTTATAACTTTTGATACTGTAGATACATTACCTTCACTAGCTTTTGATATAGATTTACTAGATAGCCTACATGGTTGATTTTCAATTACACAAACTTCTTTATTTACAGTTCTTTTTGTTATAGGGTCTTTAGAAGGCCTATACTCGTAAATATTGCATTTACCACAATATAAGCCTTCTAAATGTTTTTTAGCTTCTTTAATAGCCTTATTTATCATCTAAATGATATTTTCCTATATTTGTTTAATTGTTTACTATAATCTTTAAGAATTGTATCTTTAAATTCACCATGTAAATTAGTGTAGCTTACAGTAGTATCACCCTCTTTTATAGATGATACTACTCCTGATGAACTACCTTCAGAACCTATATTTTCATGTCTATATAAATCCATAGCCATTCTTAGTACAGTATTTTTCAACCCTTCAGGTACTCCATCTAAGTTACAGTAATTTCTTACTATCTCACATGCATCATCTAATGAGAACCTAACTGATTCATCTAAAGCTAATTCATCTAAAGCATCTTCTGTATTTAATCCTAGTAATCGCTTTAATTTATATACATCATCATCATTAAAATTATAATATACTATCTTTTTTTTCATATTAAACACTTCCCTAAGATATTGTTGGCAATATTATCATTCATATCTATGTCTCCAATATTACTTCTATTAATTCAGCCTTATTAAATTTAGAATATCCTTCTATACCTTTTTCTTTAGCTAACTTTTTAAGTTCATCTACTGTCATTGAGTTTAAATCAACTTGATCCTTAATCATTTCTTCTAGTTTTTCAACTTCTTCATTATCCATTTCAATATCGCTATTTTCGCCCTCACTTTTTATAAGGGCCTTAGCTGGGTTTAACTGTAGCTATAACTATTTCATCAGCTCTTTCAAATGATGGTAATCCAATCATAGAAACTTTAGTATTAACATTTACTGGGTCAGTTTTCTTAGTTGTAGTAATAGCTATACCTTGTTTAACTAACATAACTTCTGCATCAGTAGCTCCACTCATTAAATCAGATTCTTCAGGAGTAGTTCCTAACCAAGTATTACCTAAATCACCATCAGGTAACAATGTAAATACATTATCTTTAAAATAGTTAGTAGTAACACCTGCCTCTGACTTGAATTTCTTAGAATATATTTCTATAACTAAATTTAATTCTTCCTCTACAAACTTTTTAACTTTAGCTTTAGTTATAGCAACTCCTGAATTTACACCTTTTATAGCTGCTATTATACCTTCATTTTTTACTAAATAATTAAATGTAGTTGAAGTACAAATAGCTCTAGTTGGCCTTGATCCAGTTCTTTCTTCTGCATCATTCATCCACTTTTCTATATCTCCTATGATATCTGCAGAAGCTTGGGACCAATCTGATGATACTTTTTGTTCAGAAGCTAATTGATAGTCATAATCTAAAGCTTTTTCAACTCCGCTAGCATCTTTTCCTTTTATAGCTATTTTACCTTCGCTTAATAATTGCATCCTCATTCTTTCAAGTTGCACCTCTGCACCATCAACTAAAGTTGTAACATCATCAAATATATTCTTAGTTATTAGGTCTATGTAAGGTTGGTTAGCTGCATTTCCTTCTAATTTATTTAATTCTTGTCTATCTGATTCTTTTATTAACATAGACTCTTTAAAGAAAGGCATTTCAGTATTTACATCTGCAAAACCTACTCTATCTCTTATTTCCGCCTTAGCATCAAAAGCACTTGATTTTAAAGCTACTGGAAGACCCTTAGATCCTTTTATCCATTTTAAGTCTAATCCTAATTTTTTGTTTAAAGGAAATAAGACTTCTCCTAAATAAGGTGGTCTATCCTTTTGCATAGTATTATAATAAACTCCTATTTCTTTAGCTTTAACTATATCGTATATACTCATATATCAAATCCTCCTTAAATTATATAAATTTTATCATTGGTAAAGCTGTTATTGCAGCTTCTTCTGGCTGAGTTGGTATTTTCGATTTATCTATAAATCCATGTATAACCAAAGCTCCAGTTTCATCACCATTTGTGACATCTACATCATATAAAACTACACCTTTTGCTGTAGCATCATTTGCAGGTAATATAGTCCCTGCTTTTACTATTTTCTTTTGACCTACAGTAGCTGCATTAGCTTGAGTTAGTATAACTTTTTCTGATACAAAATGGTCATACTTTAATATTTCTTTGCTATTTGAATATTGAGTAACTCTTATTTTTCCCATTAGTTAGCACCTCCAAAGTAATTATGATTATTTGTATTTGATTCTATTGATTGTTTTGCTAATCTTTCACCTAAACTTTCAACCTTTCCTCCGCTTGAATTTCCACCTTTTGGAGTATATATATAAGTATTGTTAGCATTATTCTTTTCTGTCTCTTTAAAAGCATCTTTATTGCTTTCTTTTAATTCTTTAATGAAATTTATTGCATCTTCACCAAACTTATTTTCTTTCAGTTTAAAATCTTTTTCTTTAAATTTATTAAATATAGCTTCTTTAGCAAGAGAACTTGTAAAATCTATATTATTTTCATCAAAAAATTTTTCTATATTTTTAACATATTCCTTAGCAGCATTATCTTTCTTTAGAGTTTCTAGCTCTTTAAATACAGAATCATACTTCTCAGCCTTCTCAAAGCGTTCTTTATATTCTTCTTCTTTTTTCTCGATAGCTTTTTCTATTTCTTTTGAAACATCAACTTTGCCTGCTTTTAAGTCTCTTATTTCAGATACATAATCTTCTATATCAGATTTATACTTTTCTATGTCCTTACCATTCTCAGTCATTATTTTATCTATAACGTCACTCTCAAGACCTAATTCTTTTAAAAAACTTCTTTTCATTTTTACCTCCTAAATTTACGTTTTTTACGAGTTTTACTTCTCGAATTTTTTAGGTAGTTTTATTGTTCTTTTACGTCTATCAATAAAACTAAAAAGACAATAAAAAAGAAGCTATTAAGCTTCCACATATTTTTTATACCATTCATTATATTTAATATTAGCGTCAACATAATACACTTGACCATCACTATTTCTAGCAATTCTTTTTTCATTTGCTAATTCATCATCAAAATACGGAGCAGTTACAGTTCTGCAGTAGTTATGAAATGGTGGAGCAGTTACTCCAACTTCATAATCTTTCATTTCAAATACTTTACCATCTAAGTATCTACATGTTTTACTTGTTTTTAAGTCTAATGTAGCTACTATTTCATACTTTTCAACATCCAAATCATTATAACAATCCTTTTGACTGGCAGACGCAAAAAAAGCTGATTCTGTCATTATTAGATTACCAGCCTGGTTTTTACTTATGTCAAACTTTTTAGCTATAGCATTTATAGCTTTTTGAGGATCTTCTCCTCTTATTATAGATTGAGTAAGGTGTGTATGAAGTTCATTTATTAATTGAGGTCTATGTTTGCCCCAAATACGTTTACTAAAGTTTAATCCATCTGTGGTCCAAGGTTTATTGATTACTTTAGATATTCTATTATCATCAAGTTTAGCTAAGTTGATTGCTACACCAACACCTTTTGCTATTTCAAATGCAGTATGATAATATCCATTTTCATATATACTTTTCATAATATCTCCTACACTTTTTATCTCTTTATCGTATAGGATTTCTATATGATGTTGTACTTGTAATTTTATTGCCTCTAACCTAGTTATATGAGCTTTAGCAGATACATTTTCTAATGCTTTCATCCACATTTGATTAACTGTATTTTCTTGGCCATACTTTATATATTCTTGTACTGTCCATTTAAGTTCTTCTATTTCTTTAGAGTTTAATAGTCTATTTACATCACTTAATGTTGTTTCATTATTTACAGCGAATCTATGATACCAGTATGCTAAATCTTTTTCTATATTTGAAAGAGCTACTTGATACTGATACTTTATTTTTTGATAACAATTATCTCCTTGGTTCAATAAGGACTCTTCTAATTGTTCAAATCTAATTCTCCAATAATCTCTATTCCTCACCTTTAGCACCACCAGGAATTACATTATTGTATTCATTTAATATTTTCTCAGTTTCTTCTTTCATAAGTCTTTCAGCTTCTTCTGGATCATCAATCCAAGGATGATTTTTATATATGAATTTTTCAGGTATAACACCTAATGACATCTGAGCTATTTGAGCCGTTTCTAAATCATTGGAAATCATATTTCTAGTCCAAGTTTGACTTATCTTTTTATTCTCGTTAATTGATAAGAATTTCAATATCGCCCTTATTAATTTATTATAAGAGGAATTAAACTCAGTTTCTAATAATCCTGACTTTAATTCCAGCTTCCTATAGAAAAACTTAAGTGCAACTCCACTAGCATTACCTACAGACTCTACATCTTGCTGCAGTCCTTGGCTACTCTCATATATCTGCTTCTTTAATATTTCTAAAATAACTTTTCTAGCTTCAACTGGAATTTCTATTTGAAGTGTTTTTACTCCACCACCATATCCATCTGATTCTGTTTTAATAGCTTTGTATCTTTTTAAATCCCCAAGAAATTCTCCTAAATCTTCTCCTCCGTAATTTTCTAATATATATATAATTTGCTGAATATCTTCTAAGTCATTAGCAAATCCGCTCATAACTTTATCGTATAAGTCAATTAGTACTTTATATTTAGATAAATCACTTCTTTTTAAAGAGTTATTGGCAAATTCTATAAATGGAACATTTCCTAAATTATGTTTGATACTTTCATGTTCTTCAACTATTTCATCACCTGTATAAGAGTCTTTAAATTTCCATCTTTCCATGGTTTCTTTTGTCCAATATTCTATATAGAAAAATACTTGGTCATCTATTTCATCTTCAACAGCTTCTAAAACTGTATAGTATCTAATTACAGCATTAAGGACCCTTTCTAATCCATTATCATAAATAGGTATAATCTCTTCTGTGTTTACTAGCTCATATTTAAATTCTTTGCTTTTTCCTTCTACATCTTCTTTTATCCAGTAGTGAAGCCATGCACACCCAACATTAGAAGCTTCTATACATAAATTTTTAGATTTTCTAGTAAAGTCATCGCCTAACACTTTATTTACTTCTGAATTTATCTTTTTGTCATTTTCTATATCAAATATAACAGGATAAGTAAACATATAAGAAGCTTTTTCATCTACTAATATTTGGTGAAAATTATGAGCTATTCTATTATCTGCACTTCTTAATGGGTCCTTACCTTGATCTTTAGGTCTAACACCATTTTTAAGAATATCATTTTCAACTTCGTAATATTTCTTTTCTTTTGATATTGTTTCAGCTCTAATTTTGTCATTAGATATTATTCTCTTTATTTTTTCTAATTTCATATGCTCACCTCCTATTTAAAAACTGACATACCTTGATTTTTAAATAGTATTGTATTTACAAAATATCTAACTGCATCCATGGCATGATCCATAACTTTAACAGGCTTATCTTCTCCACGGGCTATAGCTTTCTCATCCCAAACATAAGAAAAGAACTCCTTAAACGTATTAATACAACAGTCATTAAACTGTATCATTACATTATTTAAAGAAGTTCCAACATTTCGGATACCTTCCATAACATCATTTTTAGCTTTCTTAACCTTATACTTTCTATTCTCTTTAATTAAAGTTATAAAAGATGCTGCAGAAGGATCTATTATTATAGCTTTTGGTTTTATATCTCCTAAAAAATCAACTAAATCATTATAATACTGATTATCTGTCTTTTGCTTTCCTGTATCTCTACCGCTGTAATAATACTCTTTAACCGCGTACCATATACCTTTACATTTCCCCCAAAGAATAAATGCAGTAGCATTCTGAGTACCGTAGTCAATACTAACATAATACTCAGTATAATCTCTTAATATACTTTTAACCTTATGCTTAGCTTCATCAAACATATCATATATAACACCCTCTGCTTGACACCAAAGACCTAATATATATCGTTTATAGAAAACTCCACTAAACATACGTCTAAATCTTTCTTTTACCTTTTCGGATAAGCTTAAGTTATCATCCATAGTAAAATGCAAATAACAAATTAACTTTTCTTTAGCTTTATCAATAAACTCAGTTTTAATATAATGATATGGTCCTGCTGGGTTACAGTTCATAAATATCTTAGCACCATCAACTGAACATCTACCTATCATCTGATCTATAAAGTTTTGAGGGAATAATGCTACCTCATCTGCTAATGCTCCTGCTGCTGTTAAACCTTGTAACTTATCTTGAGAAGCTTCATTATTAGCATCATACATATAGTATGTATTACTACCTATAATTAAATAGTTTTCTGATCTGTTGTACTCAAACTTCCATCCCCAAGCATTTAATATCTGCTTCATCGGCTCTATAACATTCTTTTTTAAGGAACCTATAGTCTTGCCTGCTATTATAAAAGTTTCTCCATCGAACTTAGCTTGAGTAAATTGTAAAAAGCTACATAGCATTGATATAGTCTTTCCACTTCTTATAGCTCCATCTGCTATAACTATATCGTGGTCCTCATACTTAGATCCTTTTCTCCACCAGTTAAGAAGCTTAAGTTGTTTTCTTGAAAAAGGCTTAAATTCAAACTTTTTAGACTCTCTTTTCTTATTTTTGCGCCTAAGTAGTGCCATCTTCTTCACCTTCTTCATCATCAAATAGTGCTTTTATATCTTCCTCACTCACAGATGTAGCTTTTAAGAAACTTTGTATAGCTTCATTATTATCACTATCTTCATCTCCTAGAGTTTTATATTTTTCAAGCTCTAGTTTTTCTTTATCGATATTAGCCTTTAATTCATCCATTTCAAACTTATGCAATGTATCTATTGCCTTTTGCTTTTTATCTTGAACTCTAGTTAAAGCTTCTTCTATATTTTGTATCTTATTTAATGTACTTTCATAGTTTACTAAGCTAACTTCCGAATCTCCTTGAGTTCCATGAGTTTCAGTATCTATTACAACTTCTTTAGATTTTTTTAAATCATCTATTCTTTTTAACATTCTTCTCTCTCTAACTGTAAGAAGCTGAATCTCTTGTTCTAATAACTTTCTTTTTTCCAACTCAATACTTTTTATTAGATTAAGTTCATCTTTCTCTAATGTATCAAAGAATATATTTTCAAATTCTCCAGTTGTTACTGCATTCTTATTGCCAGGAGGTCCAGTAGCATTTTTATTTCCTATAGGAGCACCTTTCTTTTTCTTGGTTGCAACTTTTTCTTTAGGGTTGCAACCTTTTTGTTTCCAATATCTACTTGCCCATGATTTTACTGTTGATATACTAACTTTATGTTTTTCAGCTATTTCCTTGTATTTCATACCTTTTTTATAATCTTCATATGCTAACTTTGCATTTTCATTCATACCACCACCTCGTTTATTTGTCGTTTTGGAAAATAAAAAAGAACCCTATTTCTAGAGTTCCATTAATTTAAGTTAAATCTAATATTACACTTTTAAAAAGTGCTAACTCTTTTAAATCAACAGTCGATTTAACTTTTGCATTTTTTAATATTAATTTACTATCTCTACTTTTACATATGACAGCTATTTCTTTTAAAGCTAAAGTAGTGTACTCATTAGCATCAAGTATAACACTTCCTCCAACGGTAACTATATCTTTTATAGATGCAACTGATTTTCTCATTTATCTACCACCTCCATAAAACATATAATTCTATTTAATTCGATAATTTCCTTCTTTTTTCTTATATTTATCAAACTTAGGCTTCTTTTTCATTTCTCTATCCAATTCTCTTAATTTTTCATCTTCTAAGTCATGGATCATCTTAATAACTTCATCCACATCTTTCCAAACTTTCATATCCAAAACCCCTTTTGAATACAATTTGAATACTAAAAAAGACCCACACGTGAAAGGTATGAGTCCTTCTTAATGTTCAACAGAAACTTAAATAATAACCTCTGAAAACGCAGCTTTATTACAAAAAGGCTACTCCTTTCATCCCAATAGGGTATTATTTTTTATTTGGTGCAAGTTGCAGGAGTTGCACCTGCTATACTTTTACTTGCATATTAGGTAGGAGGGGAGTCCTACCTTTTAGAGAAATATACATATTAGGGGAATAACTGAAATTATATAAATTTCTATATTAATATAATAACATATATAAAATTATATTTTGTCCCAACTTTGTCCTTAAAATGTCCCTCAATTTGAATTTGTAAAATTATTAAATAATTCTCGCTCTAGTATATCTGGATATATAGAGTTTATAGCACTTCTTACTAATGATTCTCTTAATTCATAGTATGTAGTTTTGGATATATGCATTTTATCTAATATTTCATATCTAGGAACTCTCTTTCTATTACTCATATATAAAATATCAAATAATTCTTTTTGCTCTAACGTAAAATTATTTATAGCTATTTCTATCTTCCTTTTTTCTATTTCTTTTTGTCTTTTTCTATATTCTAAGTAATTTATTCTTTGTTCTTTTTTTATAACTTCATTTTCTACTAATCTACTTATATTATATGTCGGACCTGTTCTTTCTTCATAGCCTATTGCTCCACATCCTATATACTCATTTTTTATTTCCTCTATATCTAATTCAATTTTTTCTATTGCACTTTTTATCCTCTTATAATCGAATAATTTACCTTCTGTTTTTCTAAATAATTCACTATATTCTTCTTTAGTCATATTAATCCCCCTCTACATTTTCTATACTTACTTCTATACAAGCCTCTTCTGAATATTCTTTTTCAGCTAATATTGCATAAATATATCTATCATCTTTAAAAGCCTTTCCATTAAGTCCATCAAGTACACTTTTAATATAATTATCAATATCAGCTTTAGTCGGTCTTATTTTACCTTCTAAAGCGTCTATTCTTTTCTTTTTGCTGTAGCTCTTTGGTACTTCAAATTTAAATTTCATTCTTATTCTTATATAATTATCATCAAAGTAATGTCTAGCTCCATATGCTAAAGATACTATATTCTCAAATATCCTCGTCTTATCATCTGTAAAAGCTCGTCCTGTATTTGTGTTAAATCGAGGACGCGACTTAGGTACTGGTGCTGACGGAATTGTAAAATCAACTCTCATACTCATTCTCCTATTTCATTAATTAATTTCTGAAATTTATTCTTCAAATGTAGTCTAAAATTCAAATCCTTTTTCTATATTAAACTTATTTGTTCTGTAAACTCACTTTTACTTAACAACTGATTAAATACTTCATATCCTACCCAATTTTTATTCTCCCATATTCTGCATGAATATAAATCTAATGCATATTTGTGAGCTTCCTCCTCCGTATTAATCCAAGCTAAATAATCTAAACTATATTTCTTTAATCTATTAAATATATCAGTTTCTAGTTTTACCTTAACTTGTTGTAATACTTTATCTTTCCAAACATCATAATCATAGTACTTGTGATCTGTTACTACTGTTGTATGATATGTATGTGTAACCTTGTCTTTACCTGCACCTATTTCTACATGCCTTTCAGACCTGCCTATTGTATATTTACATCTTAAATTCATATTTAACCTCTTTATCATTCAGTTATCATTATCAATATATCGACCGAGAGCGACTATTAATCTACCTCAGTCGATACCAAATTATTATTTTAATTACTCACTTCTTTCATTTAGAACACTTTGTATTTCTTTTATTTTTTTAGTTCTTCTTTCTATACAACAATCTTTCGGTATTTGTTGCATGATCTTCTCTTGTCTATCTATTAAGTAATGTAAATCTTTATTACTTAGAGTTCTAAGCCATTCTTTATAATTCATACTGTACTCCTAAAAATTATTGTTTTAAGCTCTTAGTTATAAATCTAATCATCTTATTGTAATATTTCTTTTTAGTTCTTTTTTTCTTAGTTCTGTTATATATTGTCATTAACTTTCTAAATTCTTTATTATTAGAATAAATTTTAAACAATGCTTTCTTTGCACCATCCCATATTTGAGTAAATATCTTCTTAATATTTCCAAATGCAATTTTTATATCTTTAAAAATTCCACTTGCTTTAAAATTATCAAGTTTTGTATATATTCCATCATTAAGATCATCTTTTGATTTTTTTAACTCTAACTTTTTTATTCCATCCACTTGAACTCCATTTATATGAAAAGTTCCTTCCTGTACTGACATTTCCATATTAAAACCTCCCTTCGTCAAATAAAGTCTCCCTTTTATTATCTGATTTCTCTTAAAAACTTTATTTTAACGACTTATTTATATGAATCTTTGTACATTTTCTTATATTTAAGAACATCTTGAATTGTCTTATCAGTATTATCACATCGTTTACTTCTAAATATTTTTATATATTCATTTCTTGCTTGTCTATAATAGTTTCTATCTTGTCCATTCGATATATCTAAATTATCAAATATAGCTAACTTACTTGCTACCTTTTGAAACTTATTCATAACTTTCTCCTCTGCTCCCGACATAAATGTCGATACCAAACTTCCTATAAAAGTTTTATTTTAATTAGAATTCTTCTAAATCATCTTCTCCAATTTCCATAAAAGCATTAAATGGTGTTATATTTAATTTTGGAGTTTTATCTTCTTTTATTCTCTTATCAGTTTCTAATTTTATAATCTTTAACTTTTCCTCTAGTTCTTTTATCCTTCTTCTACGTTCAACTATTTCAAAAGCATAATCCATTGCTAAACTATCTAACTCTTTTATAGTTAATTCTTTTATATTTTTCATACACTCTTAATCTCCTAAAACTCCTCTTTTAACTGTATACCTTATCTTTATCTATAACCAATAATCTTAACGCTAGTACACTTTCATGTGAGTTGTAATCTTCGCCTTTATTACAGAATATAATCGTATAATCTATTTCTGTAATATACATACATGCAAATCTTTCAAATGCTTTATCTTTATTTACAAAGTGTGATTTATCTTCACCTTCAATTTTTATACTATAATTCTCAAAGTTTGATATCCTTAAAAGCTCTTTTACTTGCATAATAACCCTCCTATAAATTTCTAAGCCAACAACCGCATTTATTATCTATAACTTGCTGTCTACAATAGAAACATAATACTTTTCTTGTCCACCACTTATTTTTAATCTTCATACTAAAACCCACCTTTTGTTTGCACTAATAACAAAGTATCATAACACTTTGAACTAAGTTATTATTAATCGAAACACAAGTTGAAAATTTTATATCTAATTCATATCCTTTATCTTGAAATTCTTGAAGATACTTATTAAATTCTTTTTGGAATACTTCACAATCTTCATTTGAAATAACTCTATATTCTCTTATAACTTTCATAACTTCACCTCTTAAAATATGTTTTTTATTTTCCTATACGCTCTGGTAATACTCCTGTTTTCAAGTAATGATCTAACTCTCTCTTATTTAATTTATAATTTTTAACTTCATTTGAGTTTTCATCCTTATAATCATATTTTAAGCTAATATCATGTCCCCAATCTGAGAGTAATTGATTAGAACCTTGTTTTATAAAATCATCTTTAAGCTTCATTTTCTCCATCCTACTTTTTATATTTTCTAGCTGCAATAGCTAGAGCATCTAATGCTCCAACTAATGCAATAATAATTACACTTAATATTATTAAATCTTTCATAGTTGCTCCTATCTACCTTGATATGTAGCACCACATTTACATTGATAAATTATTCCTAATGATGTCAAAAGCTTATACACTACTCCATTACAATACTCACATTTTTCTGCATATGCTCCTAGTATTTTAGCTTTCATAACATCACCTACTTTCCGAACTCTTCATTAACTTGTATGTCAATAGGCATTCCACCGCCCATATACTTAGTTATATCTAATAAATATGATGCTATTTCATTTTTATTTATTTTATCTACTTCTAATATGTCCTCTGCTAACTTTTTTATCTGTCTTTTACTTTCTTCATTACACCAATTAATTCTATTTGCATTATTAAATCCTTTTATAAGCACTCTATTAGCTTTATCTAAATCTTTATTAACCTTATCTAACTTTTTTAACTCTGTATCCTTAGCTATTAATTTAGTATTCAAGCTACAATTTCTAAGAGTTTTATGCTCTGAAACCTTCTCTAATTTCTCTATATACTCTTCTAGCTTTTTTAATTTACATTCTGCTATTGTAAGAGCTTGGTGTAAACTCTCATTTCTATCTTGTAGATTAGCTTTAGTTCTTTTTTCTACTTCTAGTTCATCTTTTTTAACTGCTATAACTCTATTCTTTTCAACTATTATATTTGTAGCTCTATTTATCTCTTCTTCATGTGTTTTTCTTAACATTAATGGAAATTTCATCTTTAGTTCCCCCTTGTAAATTTATTTGTAATTTAAAACTAAAACTTCTTTAGTAGTTCTATGAACATATGTATAAGTGCGCTCCTTATCATTTTGTCTTTCTAAAAGGTATTCCATAAAATCGTATCCAGCATTAGCTAATACTTGCATTTGTCTACGTGTTAATTTCTTTAGTTTTTTCATACTCAATTTCCTCCTAATTTTTATTTACTTTATCTATTTGTTTTTCTACTATATATCTATCTAATATCTGGCTTAAATCTACTACTATTTCATGGTTTCCATGCTTCAGATATAACTCTGCAAGTGCATTTTTTAATTCTTCCATATGTCTTGCTCCACTTCTAAGATGTTCTTGTCCGTCTTTTTGTTATAAGCTTCTTCTAGGTCATTTAAATCAAATCCTAGACTATATACTAGCTCTACAAACAAAGGCATTATTCTATTTATCATTTTTATTCTTGAAGTAGTTTTCTTGTAATTTAGCATAGATACATTATTAAATAATGAATTTAAAATCACCTCTGGAGCAGTTACTTGAATTTCTTGAACCTCTGCAATTAAATCTATATCTAAAAATATAGCTATATCACTCATTCTATTAAGAATCATAATTAAATCATTTAACATTACATCTTTTAAATCTTTATTTAAAGTTAATCCTAATGCTAAGTGTGCTAAATCTATATGAAAATTAATTATAAGGTTCATAGGCATACTATAAATCTCTTTTTGAATATTTATATTACTATTGTCTTTTTCATTGCTTAAAATCGATTCTCTTAATTTTTTAGCAAAATTTAAATCAATTACTTTATTATTCATTTTCTAATTCCCCCATTTTCATTTGTTTTTCAAATTCTTGTTCTGCCCATTTAATCGCTTCAAATACAGTAAATGAGTATTTATTCATTAAGTAGTTTGCTCGGTCTATAAGAGCTTGTCTGTCCTCTAATTTAACTATCATATCTCCCACCTAATCTATAAATTCTACTTTCCAACCTCTAGCTGGTTGATTTCTTTTCATATTATAGGAAACAGAACTTGGAGCTATATTTATAAACTTAGCCGCTAATTTTAGGCTTTCAAATTTCTTAACTTCATTAGTTTTAACATTTGTAATTTTAACTGCTCTAATATTAGATATCTTGCTTGCTTCACCAACTCTATATATTTTATAAGTCTTTTTATATACAGAACCTTTGCTTATATAACCAGATATATTATCATATGTTATTCCTATTAAACTGCTTACACCTATTAACCCTGCACATTCTATTTTCTCACCTGTTTTTATATTCTCAACAATGTATTTTAAGTTTTTATTACTTCTTACATTTAAACCAAGCCTTTTAATTTCTTTAGCTTCATCTTTTAACTTTTCTTTTAGCATCAGATTAACTTTTTCTTCATTTTGATCGAATAATCCGAAGGCTCTACATATATTATTTACACTTGCATATCGTCTCTTATTATTAATCTTGCATCCTGCTATGCAATAAGCTAATGCTTTATAATTAAGTGCTGTTTTATCATCACTATAAACATTAGGTCCTAGTGAATTATTAAAACTTCTATCTGATCTTTTTAACATTTTCATTCCCCCTTGAAAATTGTTATTTCTAGGGAGCATTAGCTCCCATAAATTCTATAATTCAATTTGTCTCCGATCATTTCGGCTACATAATTTTTAGACATTTCATATAATCTACTTCCTATAGCTTCATCTATCTCTAACAAATCACCTATAGATTTTTCAGTAGTAACTATCACAGGTAAGTTTTTAAAGTATCTATAATCAAGTATTTCATAAATTATATTTATATCTGATTCAGTAATCCTTCCCTTAAACAAATCATCTATCATTAATACTTGTGCATTTTTATATATATTAATTTCTCTTTGATAATTTTCTTCATCTGTTATAGATTGCTTCAAATTGGTTATACTACTTCTATAGGGCATATATATTACCCCGACACCATTGTCTAATAATACATTCCCTATACTCATTGCTAAGTGGGTCTTTCCTGACCCAACTTGACCACAAAATATTATAGAATTTTGCCTAGCTACTCTTAACTCTTCAAATTTTTTAGAGTAGCTTTTTGCTTTACTATAAGCTAACATCGTTTCTTTACTTTTAGAGTAATCAAAGTTTTCAAATCTCATTTTTCTAAACTCTTCAGATACTCCACTAGCTTTTAGCTTATCTTCAGCTATTCTAATAGATCTACACTCACATGCTTTAGCAGTTCCATCTTCTTGTATGATAAACATCATATCTCTGCATTTGTTACATCTATAATTACTCTCTTGATAATCGTTCACATTCTTTAAGTAATCTGTAGTACTCTTCATCTTTTTCATCATCAACTGGTATCTGTTGTTCAAATTGTTTAGTACGCTTTGTGCTGCTTCCATTAGTTTTCACACCCTTTTGTTTAGACTGTTCTTGTTGAAGTTTATACGCTTCTAATTGTTCTAAAGTTCTTATGTTCGCATCTAACCATTGTTTTATAATCCCTTTGATGTATCCTAAGTTACATTTACCTTTATCAGTTGCTATTTCTATCGCTCTTTTAAAAAGATTAACATCTATAGTTTCAGATAGTTCTATAAGATACTCTGCTGTTATTCCATTTATAAGTCCTATATTTTGTTCATATAGGTTTTTAAAAGTTTTTAAATCAGATTTATCTACATACTTATCTTCTTTTTCTTTATCTATATCTTCTTCTTTTTCTTCTTCTTTTTCTTCTTCTTGTCCACTTATCGTAAACGTATCGTTCACGTAACGTAAGAACTCATTTTTTATAGTTTCATTAGGTATTGAATCTGCAACATACTCTATAAGATTTTTATCTTTTACTTTTTCAAGCTCACCTCTTATACAATCCATAATGGGTTTTCCACCTCTTTTAAGGTTGTATTTCCCCCAATTTTTAATAGCTATTTCTCTAGTTTCAGGATTGTATCTTATTATTCCTAATAACTTTTCAAATCTCTCTAATATAGCTCCTACTGATTCTGTACTATACCCAAGGTCAAAAGCCATTTGTCTTTTAGTTATTTGATATATACCTATTTGAGTAGTGTGAGGATTAGTTAATAGATAAAGTAATGCATATCGATCCTCTGCACTCATTTCTTCTGTAACTTTTGGATCTTTCCAAAATTCTATAAATATCTGTCTATATAGTGCCAATTTAATCACCCACTTTTATCTTCTGTATAGTTTTATTGCTTGGAATACTCCAGCTAAAACTAGAGCATCCCATATAAGTACCATTATTATTAAATTCATCTCTAAACCTCTAATGTTACTTGACCATCTATATCTGCAAATTTATCTTCATCTACAGGAGTAAAATCTGCATCTATAAATTCTTCTTTAGGCTCATATTTAGTAAGTAAGTCTAATATCGGCTCAACTTCATCAAATTTAAGTTCTTTTAAGCAATATCCATTACTCTCGCAAAACTCTTCCATTTTAGATATATCCTTTGGATTTTCATAGTCGTATAACCCTTTCATAGATGCTAACTTCATAATTCCTTGTTTTTGACCTGATGTAGCATATCCAACCTTTACTTCTTTTTCTGGTAACTTATCAGGTACATTTTGTATTTCTGCTGCATCGTACATTCCCTGTAAATCTTCTGGGAATGCTTCTCTTAAAGCTGTTACCATAGCACATTTTCTAATCATCACACATGGCATTTGCTTCCAAGTACTTTGACCTTTTGAGTATTCTTCCATACTAACTTCGGATCTAATAGGGAACTTCATATCTTTTACATATACTTCGCACCATCCACCTACTAAAATCTCTTTAGGAGCTTTTAAGCTACCTTCTCGATAATCCATACTTCCATCAGATTTTAAGATTACTATCCCTGCTTTCATCCCCTCAAAGTTAGGATTTCTGTAGGCTCTTTTAACAAATACATCCTTACCGACTACTATATTTGCTGGTGAGCTACCAAATTTTATAAGATACGCTTCTCTTATAAATGGATTAAGTTTTTGTGCTTTACATAGCTCTATAAACATCAACGTCTCTTGATCCGTAACAGTTCCATTTCCACTTACTAAGTAATTCTTAACTGTTTCTGCAGTTAATACTTGTCCTGTTTCTGTTTTAAACTCTGCTAAACTTAATGCACTTTGATTTACTACAGTATTATTCATTTGTTAATCCTCCTATAAACCTTGAACATCTGAAATAGTTTCTTCACATTCATTAAATAAATCATCTAAAGAACTTTCTAAATCTTCAAATGCCTCTGTTATCTCTATATTATCAAGCTCCATTACTTCATCCCTCAATGCACTTAAACATTTCCTAACCCACTTCATTTCACTTTCTATTCCTGCTATTGACATTTATCTATCCTCCTATTTAATCATTAAAGCTGTACCTGGTTCAGTCATATATGCTCCGTCTATTTCTATTCCTGCTTTTAAATCTGCTTTAAGTAAATCTTTATTTACCTTATATGTCTGAACTATCTCTAAGTACTTATCTGGTAACTTAGTTTCATCATTTATCCTTAATGTAGAAGTACCTTTTCTAACAGTAATATTCCCTACTGGTGTTTCTATCTTCTTCATATTCATTTGCTCCATACAAGACTTTGTGTATTCTCTAAGCCTTTTTATATGATTTTCTTTAGCTCTTTTTATCTTTGTCAGTCTATCTATTTCATTTTTTACTGCGTCTACATCTGCTTCTATACTTCTAACTACTTGTATAATCCCTTTGCCTTTATTAGCTATCTCATTTTGCACTATAGATATAATTTCACTAGCTTCAACTTCTTCTAAATCTCTTAATACAACTAAATCTGCGCTTAATTCATATAAATTCATTGATATTTCCTCCTAAGTTTCATATAATATAATCAGTTTAAATTTTTTAATTTTGGCCTTTTTTAAGGCTCTTTTTTTTATTAAAATGGTAATTCCTCTGCTCCTACTGCTTTACAATATTGATAATGAGAAAAATCCATTTCTAGTTTGTCTGCTTCTTCTTTATCTGATATAAGTTTAAGTATTCTTTCAACTGCTCCTAATTGACCATAGTAAAGCCATTTTTCTTGACTTTTAACATCAAACTCTACTTTTGCTTTTCTATATTCATCTGTTCCTGGTAATACGTCTAGCATAGTGTTAAAGCATTTATCTATAACTGCTTGTGTTTCTACTATGCTTTGATTTAAAGTTCTTACATCACATTGTAAGATTCTCTTAATTGCTTCCATTTTAAGCACCTACCTTTATTTTTTTATACATTTTTAAGGCATAGAATTTTTTGTCTATATCTTTATCCTTAAATTCTTCTACAAAGTCTTGAAGTATCTTTATATTCATCTATATCACCACCTTTCTACATTCCATCCCATGAATCAAGCCAATCAACGAAAGGCTTTGCTGGAACTTTATATAACCTTCCTACTTTTATAACCTTAAACATGTTATTTGTTGCTAATGCTTGTCTTATTAGACCATATGCAGTCTTTTCACATACCCCTAACAGTTCTGCTATATCTGTTGCTGTTAATACTTTCTTCATGTTATCCTCCTATATTTTGTAAGTTTCAGAATCACATCTAATTGGAAGTATTCCACCTAACAATTTCATTTTTTCATCATATATTTTCACTACATCTATCTGACCTTTAACTTTTAACTTGTAATAGTTAAATAGTGCGAGTTTTTCGCCGTCGATTATTACTCTGTTATCTAGCCTATCTTCATTAATGTTTTTTATTAAAATATTAAATTTATTTTTTCTATAAGTTGGTAAGTAACAAGCTATCTTACCTTCTGTGTAGTCGTTATCAGCTATAATTTCACTAAATATATCTTTATCTAAATTAAAAAATAAGTTTTCATTTAGCAAAATTTCACCTCTTTTTTCTATAAAGAAGAAATATCCATCACATAAAACTATTTCATCTTCATTTAATATATATTTCATTATCTTTCCACCATTTTTATATAGATTTAAAAAGTGTTTTATCATATTCTGTTTCATATTAATCCCCCTATGTATTACCTAAATTCCATACTTTATAGCCATATCTTTTACTATAACTACATATCCTTCTATAAGCTTTTTATCTTCTGATATTACATCTAAGTTGTTTATCTTATCTATTTTAGATTTACTAACACCTTCAAGTGCCATCCTTCTCTTCTTATTAGTTAATCTAATTTCTAAATTAACTCCAAATCTTTTATTTAATAGTTCATAACTTTCTGATTTAAGTAAGTTTATATGTTCAAATCCACCTTGATTTCTAGCTATTTTAGCTATTAAGCTTTGTGTTTCACTTCTCCAGCTTGTTGTATCTAAGCTAACAACTTCTTTTATTTTTTCTGTTTCTTCTTTAGCTTCTATTGCTAACCTATTTGCTCTTAGTGCATTATTATTAGCTTGATTTACTTGTTGTCTCATATCCTTTAAACTTTGAGCTTGCATAATTATTAAATCTTCTATACAAGTTGGACTTTGTTCTTTAATCTGTTTTCTCATTGCAAAATATTCTCTTCTAAATTTCTTTCTAAGTTCTTTTGCTTTTTCTGTTCTCATTAAACTTACTAA